GCCGCCGGTGGCCGACACGCAGGCCTGCGCCATTGCTGGCTTGGAAGCTTGCGCCGCCGGTGGCCGACACGCAGGCCTGCGCCATTGCTGGCTTGGAAGCTTGCGCCGCCGGTGGCCTGTTGATAGCCTTTCCTGTATCTGTATGTTTTCTATTTTTGCTTTTATGTTCTTAAATCAGCCTCGGACTTTTTCTTGGCATTAGCGGCCGGCATGACAGCGCGGCTCTTTGCGCTGGCATGACGGGTGCTATGCCAAGAAAAAGTCGAGGAGGGCTGACACATGGATGTGTCAGACCGTCTCTGGGATGGACCCAAAGCTAGAACGCTTAAAGTTGTTTGGTCGTGGTTTTGATCTACGCTATATAAAGATTTCGTTCGCGTGGTCGCTTTTCCGCCTATTTTTCCCTTTCTTTGCTTAGGTTTCCGGGTGGCCTTTGGCTAAATTGTGTTTCTACGGTTTGAATTGCGCATAATTGGCAGCGTTATGTAGAAAAGCCACGGTGTAAAATTTCATTACACCGTGGCTTTTTTATATAACGCGCATTATGCGCAGTTTTTCTTTAGTTTGGCTATGTTGGTTAGATTTGACCGTTACGTAACGCTCCAACTTCCGGCGATTGGCGCATAGGTTATCCGTTTTGGCTAGTTCAGCTAGGTTGGTTAAGCTGGTCGGGTCGGTTTTTTTCAAGGACAGGGTAAGTAGTACTGTCCTTTTGGTCCATTTTTGACCTTATTTCTCCTTTGCGAGTGTCTTTAGTTCTTCAACATTTGTTTCTTCTAGTCCTTTTTTTATCAGATAGTTCAAGACTTCGGTTTCTTTTATCGGTCTTTGGGTTGCTATGACTACCTTTACCGTAAGGTCTTGAATTTTCCTCCATAATTTGTCTTCTATGTGTTTTGTTGCCATTGTCGTTTTTTCTAAAAAATTTACTATTTTGAAATGTTTTTCTTAATTTCTTGACAATTATAATTTAAGAACTTACATTTTCCTCTAAGTTTAGTATTTAAGAACTTAGAAATCCCGACATGATTGATTGGTTTAGAGGTGAAATCCCGTTCTTACACATGCCGATTCCGGCGGGTCGGGTGCTGTCCATTGAACCGGATGGCTCTATTGAATGGGAGTCCATCAAAAAGGTCGTTTGCCGGGGTTCGCATGATTCTTCCATCAAGGTTCACTCGACTGGCGGTGATGGGCAGGGTAGGGCGACTTCACTTATGATTGATGGCAACCTCTGCAAGTTCCTACAGGGCCACAACATCATGGGTTCACGTGACCTGAACAAGCTTTTGTTGCTCACGTTTCGCAAGATACTTTCCTTGCACATAGACCACTTTGCCGGGTCGTCATCGCCTGAACTCACTATGGCGAAGATCAAGAAGGGCGATTACCTCGTCAAGATGCTCGACATCAACCAATTGTATGAGGTGGGCAATGATGCCAGCGTGGAAGCTTGGCTACATGCGGCGCACATGAGGGCCGTGTCGCGTCATGGTCGGGCTAATCGGGACAAGGGTACTGTCTACCTTGGTCAACATTCTCGCCGTTGGTCGCTCAAGTTTTATAACAAGTTCAAAGAACTATCCGGGGGCAAGTCCCATGCCTTGCCGGATGACCTCAAGGGCATTGGTCTTGAGGAATTTATCGAGGGCAAGCTTCGGGCGGAACTGAGGATTCACGCCAAAGAACTGCAAGACCGTTACGCCGTTACGCATGGCTACCATTTAACCCCTACTAAAATTCAACTACTTTTCAACGACTATCTGGGGAAGATTGACATGACTACTCAAGCCACTTTGATTGATGAACAGCTTTTTTCCATGCCCCGTACTGTTTTGGGCACTTACCAACTTTGGCGGCAAGGCGCGGATGTTCGCGGTCTGCTTTCTGATTCAACTTTTAAGCGTCATCGCAAAGTATTGAAGGAATACGGCATTGACATTAATGCTTCGCCGTTGGCACCTGAGCATAACAACGTGGTGCCGCTGTTTCGCATCATTGAGGCCGTGCCGGTGGTTTATCCCCAGTGGGCTTATGATCGTGGTTTGATAGCGGCTTAGGGGGTTGTCATGTCTTTGGATATTTTTTTAGAAATTATTTTGATGTGGCAATTTAGGCTTCTTGTGGTTGTTTTTGCCTTCATGTTGGCTGTTTCTTTTTATTATCAAGGGTAGATGGTAACTATTATGATTAATTTATCTTTTGGTTGTTTAAGTAGTGATATGGTTCATCGGGTTAGAGGTGTTTTCAGGGTAAAACCTATTGGCTCATATGCACAGCTTTATGCTGAGGCCAACTTTTTACATTTCAAGTTGCGTTACTTGGAAACTAAATATTATTCCAAAGGTTTACCGCCAGTTAAACTTTCTCGTCTGCTTGACCGTTCATATAGCCGTGTGTCTCGGCGTTATGATCTTATGAAGGGTGCATAGCATTTTATGCTAACTGTACTTGAAGCTTTATCTCTGCTTGAGTTTGATGACTGGCTTGATGTTAATCATGACAACCTTTATGTGCAATATGCCGAGTCTGGCGGATTTTGTGAAACTGATAGGTCATTTTATGATTTTGCTGAAATCCAATATTTCCATTATGTAATTGAGAACGAAAATGTTAAAAAGTTCCAAACGTGTTAATTTTCCTATTCGGTCTTTGAAATACCGCCGTCGGGTTGTTTTTCGTGGCGATTTGTTTCAAAAGAAATCTGTATTTTCCCTTTACGTTATTGACTACATTTGGCGGCGTACTGTTTTGCCAGTTGTTTCAGCAAAGGAGTTCCGTTGATGGCTGCTATGACTAACGCTCAAAGACAAGCTAGGTGGCGTGAGCGTCATCATACTGGGGATTTATTTCCTCCTTTAAATGATGGCGCACACGCTAAGAAGTTGCAACGTTATGTAACGGTTAGTGTCGTTGGATATCCTCAATCACTTTCAGTTCAGCTTTTGCCTTGCCCATTTTGTGGTGGTGTTCCAGCTTGTATGTATTATCCTTTTGTTGGTTCTACACGTGTTTTTTGCAAACGTTGTGAATGTTCTTTTAATTCCTTTGAACCTTTTCAATCTCTGGTAGATTTGTGGAATCGGAGGGTTTAATTAATGAATTCTCTTCATTTTTTTGATATTCATTTAAAGCAATCTATTCATTCTTCTTTATTTTGTGAATTTTGTAATAATTCTGGCCTTACTCATTCTGATCGTTATAGCTTTCGTTACTGTGGTTGCTCTGCTGGTCGCCGTCTTGTGGAAGAGGAGATAGAAAAAAATGGCGATTCATTGAATACTCTTCCTGAATATTTTGAAGTTCCTTTTTAACATTTTGGGGTTTTTATCATGTCTTTTGAAAAAGTACGCATTAAATCAATAGAGACTATTACATCGCGCAAAACAGGTGAACAACATCATTTCTTGCGTGTCGATCTTCTTAAAACCTATGACATATATATGAATGATAGGGCTATTCTTTTAACTAAAGAATATGAAAAATTAAAGGGTCATGAGGTTTTATTGCCCGTTGAATTTGGAACCTATAACGGCAATGTGTCATTAAACTTCATTGATGACTGTAAGCCAATAATTCAAATTTCGGAGGATTCTACTTCAGGTAAATCGTTTTTGAACAAATCTACAGCTTGATGCATTGATTTCAAAACCATTGACGACATTTAATTTTTTAGATTGATTTCATGAATATCCTTCTCTTACCCGTTCGCATGGCGAACCCGCACGGCTGCAAGCCGGGGGGTTTCGCCATGCGAACGGTTTTGCAAGGATTTCATTTTTTCGATTGCGAAAAATTGCTGTTACGCAATGTGCAAGAAATCAAATGGCAAGGAACGCCCTATCATTCCTTTTTTTGGGGAATACTTCAATGACTGATTACTTCCATCTTATATGGGTGTCTGTCTTGATTCTATCTTTTTTCCTTGGTTTCATTGCTGGTAATCAAAGATGACTACAGACCAAATACTTGATTTAATCGGAACATCAGTTTCTGCTTTTGGGTTGGGTTTTCTTATGGGTTACTTTCACATCACCGTCAAAAAACTTTTTGACAAAATATAGGGTCTTTTATGAAAGCTTTATTTAGTCGTTCTTCGTTTTTTGTTATTTTGTTTCTTTTCTCCTTTTTTGCTTATGCGACCGATGCTTCTGCAACATTGGACCCTGCCATATCGACTGCCGTCACTGGTCTAACAACTGATACTCAATCCTTGTTTTCGTTGATGTGGCCTTATGTTGCAATGGTCTTTGCTGGTCTTTTGCTAATTCGCATTTTCAAGCGGATTGGCAATAAAGCTTAAGCTTTAGCTTGCGTATTGCTTATTGGTGATTTTATGCCATCATTGCTGGTTGTATTATTGATTGTAATTGTTGGATACTCTTCGATCGTTCTGCCAGCTAACAATGTCTCATGTCCGGGTTATAATGCTCCTTCTAATGTTCCTAGTATTCCGGGTTATACCAATGATTTAGGTTTCACTGGTTCATCTGTTTCTGCTTGTGCTGCGTCTACATGTTCGTTTTTTTTTCAAGGTTCGACTGCAACGCCTACAGGTTTGGCATGGGTAGACACTAATAACGGTAATTTTTCATGTGCTTATCAATCGTCTGACGGAGGATCGTACCAGACTGGTAGTGCTTATGGTCATAATTGTAGTCAATCTGTTCCTATATGTGCAGTAGGATATGTCATAAGTGGTTCTTCTTGTTCTTTGAGTATTCCATCTGCTGTTCCTTGTCCTATTTGTGGATCATCTGGTACAGCTTATAGTGACAATCCTTCTACCTGTTCGATTGGTGACACTCCGTTAACTTGTCCGGGCCTTGGTTCAGTTCATGATCAGACAACGGGTTCTTGTTTTACTCCGCCTACCTGCAATCTTCCTTCTACTTTATCTGCTGATCAGCATTCTTGTAACGGTCCTACCTGTGCGGCTGGTATGGTTTGGAGTTCGACTTACAACGAGTGTGTTGGCGATCCGCCCATTTGTACGGCTAATCAACATTTGGTGGGTGATACGTCTGCTCAAGGTCTTAGCCATTGCGAGAATAATCCGACTTGTGGTGTAAATCAGTCTTACGGTTGTGTTGCTGGCAATTGCGGCTGTTTTGGTGCTCAGAATTGTCCGAGCGGTCAGTCATGGGGTGCTGTCAATGGTGTTTATTCGTGTTATGGAAATCAGCTTGCGCCGTCTAATCCAATAATTCCTCCGGCTGGTACACCGCCTATTTCTAGTAATCCGCCTACTCCTACGGCTCCTGTTTCTGGTAATCCGCCCACTGGTGGCCTGCCTACTCCTACCGGTACGGAATCGCCTACCTCGCCTAATTCTGACGGTTCAACTGGTCCATCTGTTCAAGGGACTGTTGGTTCAGTTCCTTCATCTCCTTCTACATCCGCCGGAAAATGTGTTACGGGGCTTTGTCTTTGTAAGCCTGGTTCTGGCAATGTTTCTGCTGGTGAAATTGTTTGTCCGCAGACTGGTCAATGTTTGCCTAATCAATACTCAACACCCTCGGGTGGTTGTTCTGACACTAAAGCGGGAAATTGTTCAATATTACAGCATTATGAATATCAATCACTTTCTTGCGTTGCTGATTCTGCCACTAATCCAGCTAATCCAACTGATAATAATACCGCCGCCATTTCTGAAAGGTTAGATAAACTCATAGCTAATACTACGGGACCATCTGATAATACTCAATTTGCATATATTGGAACATTAAATTCAATATTTGATTCTGCAAATACTAATGTTAATTCATCATCAACATTATTTAATTCGTCTACATTGCCGGGTTCTTCTATAATTACCGGTTTGGTTCCTTCTCCTGATACGTGTCAACCTTATGTTGTTCAATTACCACATGGATATGGTAATTTGGATTTTGATATATGCGCAAAACTTGCACCATTACGGGAGATATTAGGTTATTTCTTTGCTTTGTGGCTTGTATTTCATCTTTATGAAATGATAGTTGAGTAAATTATATGCAATTATTATGGGGTGCTTTTGTTGCTTTTATTGGTTATCTTTTTCAGTTCTTTTTTCAGTATTTAACTCGCCGTTTTGCTTTGGTAGCAGTCTACATATCTCTTTTTTTTACGATGACATTAGGATATATTGCTGCTATTCATTCATTAATCGCTGGTTTGTCTATTTATATGCCGTCATCTGTTGTTATGGCTGCGACATGGTTTCTTCCTTCTAATAGCATCTCGTTACTAACGATATACTTTACTGCCCATACGATACGATGGGTTTTTAATCGTAACTTGGTTGCAGCTGCTATGGCGGCTAATGTCCCTCCTGGCAAAGGTGCTGCCTGGTAGCATGTTTTCATGACTGTACACTTTTTGACTGGAAAGCTTGGCTCTGGTAAGTCGCTCTGTGCTGTTGGTCGCATACATGAATATTTGCAATCAGGTCGCCGTATTGCTACGAATCTTGATCTTTTCTTAGATGGTCTTGTGGCTCCACAGTCCAAGTGTAATGTTGTGCGTTTGCCTGATTATCCTCGGTTAGAAGATTTTGAGATTCTTGGTTATGGTTGTGAATTTGCCAATGTTCGTAAAATTGATGAGTCCAAATATGGGCTTATCGTATTGGATGAACTTGCTATGCAGTTCAATACTCGTGCGTGGAGGGCCTCTGAGCGTATAGACCTTATAAATTGGTTTCGTCATGCTCGCAAGCTTCGATGGGACATTATTTTTCTTGCACAAGACATTGAGTCTGTTGACGGTCAGCTTGTTAATGCACTTTGTGAGCATTTCGTTCAATGTCGTAGATTAGATCAATTTCCTATACCCTATTTAGGTTGGCTTATTAATATTGCTGGTTTTAATACCATATTGCCTAAAGTGCATATTGCAACTATTTACTATTCTCAATCTGCTATTAGTGAATTCAAGAAGGGTAGATGGTGGTATAGAGGTACTCATTTATATTCTTGTTATGATACTGAACAAAAGTTTTCAGATGGTATGATTACGTTAAATGGTCAACCTTATGATTCTCGTGCAACTTATTCGTTATTACCGCCTTATTATACATCTGGTTATGCAACCATTGATATATTAGAGCGTCGCATTGAATGTATGAGAGCATTACAAAATGTTGCTGTTAAGCCTTCATCATCTGTTATTGTTAAGAGAAAAAAAGGTTCTAAACCTGATATATCACAGCCATTTACATCTAAGTATCGGGAATTTCTTGTTCCAGTATTAGCTTTATTAATATCAATTGTTTTGATTTACTATCATTCGTTGCAACAAACTAATGAACTGTCTAAATCAAGTGTTATTGCCCTTTTTTCTGGTCCGAAGACGGATAATCTTAAACCTATTGAAAAAAAACAAGATGCAGTTTTACCAGTAAAAAACAATGTTGTATCTGATTCCTCTAATGAAAAGTTTGATTACATACATACTGTACTTGAGTCTACTTATGTTGTAGTTTCATCTATGATTAGGGATGGTAATAAAATCTTGTCGCTTAATATCAAGGCTAGGGATGAGAATAATGACCTTGTTCGTTACTTGTCTTATGATAATCTTAAACTTATGGGTTATGCAGTCATTCTTACATCATCGGGTATTGAGGTCATCCGTGGTAGTTATCACAAACCTGTACCATTTTCATGAATATTACAAAAATTGCACCATTGTTGTACTTGGCATGGGCATTGATTATGCCAACATCTTTATTATCTTGTACTTTTATACCAAAACATTCTAGTTTTGATTATTCATCACACCAGATGATGCCTCAAGCATTATCTAATCTTTTTCAACCCTTACCTATCGAATATCATTTTGATAATCATTGGTATGAATCTGAATTTATACGTGATACGTATTTGTCTCCTATTGTTCCTTTTTCCCATTATTTAAAATAGGGAAAATTCCCCACCGCAAAAACCGTGCCAGTAATTATGTTCAGCATAAAAATTAAACTGTACATAACGAAAAGGGCATTAAACCGACAACTAATAAAGTAAGGGAGATATTAGGCAAGGGTTGGGCGCATGTAAATTTTTACAAAAATTAATAAAAAGGACTTGCTATTTTTAAAAAGAAAGCGTATAATTTAAGCCAAGTCAAAGGCAATCCAGCCTAGACAATTTTGGAGATAGCGAAAATGAGCAAATACACGATTACTGCACCCAACGGAGAAAAAATTACGGTTAAGGCCGAAACACATATACAGAATATTTGGAATAAATCAAAATTAATTGGGGTAACTCAAAGCGGAGCAAAACGGCTTGAGAAATTCCTTGCCGAAAACTGCGAATGGTCCAATTTAGGGTTTTACGCAAATACAACTGTAGACGCTACACAATATCATCCTCTATTAGAAGGGTTTGATGTATATAAAAAATGAAACCCAAAACCGAAAAAAACCCCCGTGGGGCAGGGCGCAAGCCCTACGGGACTGAAAGCAAAACCCTGCGGCTTAGTCCTCAAACCATCGTAAAACTAAAAGCCCGTGCCGAGGAACTAAACATAACTCAAAATCTTCTGGCGGATAAGATTTTATCTGCTGGCTTAAAAGTTTAAAAACCAAGAGCGAAAGAGTAACAGCCGCTCTTTTCAAATCCGCCGCCCAACGACAAGACTAGCTAGAACGAGGAAAAGAGTATGACTGATACCAAACTTGAAGTAGTAGACGATGGGCGGGTGCGCTTGAATGGCGGGTTGGGCTGCATGATGGCTTGTAAAGGGTTTCAAACCATAGCTTATCTAGATGATGGTGGAACTGCCCGTGAATGCTTACATTGCGGCATGAAAATTAGACATGATCTAGTAGATCATCCAATTTTTGGGTTTGCGGCTGAATGTATCCATGATGGTAAATGGATTTGAAGTTCATGCGCACAACTTGGTCTTATGTAGAAAAGCCACTTTGGTCAGGTCGGTTGTCGGATCGGTTCGGCCACTTAAATGACGGGTTAGTCTGGTTGGTATATAGATAGATAATAAGGCGAGAATATGAATAAAGATATGTTTGGACGGTATATAAATCATAATGGAGAAGTTATGCACAGATGGGCAATATATTCTCATCAAAATGATAAACATGTATTTTGTTTTATCCAAGCATCGAACAAAAAAGAAGCGTTAAAATGCGCTAAAAATATTTTTTTATCATTAAAAAAAGATGCTTATGCTTATTTATGCGTTCCGACAAGATAAAGCCTAATTCCTAATCTAAGTGGCGTGGGCGGACCAAACTGGGGGAAAACAGGTCAAAGCATAACCCCGCGTCCCCTTGAGCGGTGGGTTGGGCGGCGAACTGGAAAAGAGGAAAGCTATGACAAATGGCGAAATTGAATACTGTAAATTTCCAGAATCTTGGTTTCAAAAAACCAATCCTATTCCATCTAGAATCGAGAGAATATATGATAACAAATGTTGATGTTGTAAATAGATTATTTAATAACCAGCCAAATTTGATGGACGCAGTTGAAGCAGGAACCGATATTCAGGAATTAAGAGCGTTATTAAATCCAAAACAATGGACTCTAAAAACTAGAAAAATTTTTGATTCTTTATTGCCTGATGTGGATGCGGCGTTCAAATTTTTGAATGAGGCGCACAAAGTGTCTTTATCTTGCCAATTTTCCTCTGATATGGAGGTAAACGCCATGCCTTTAAAACGCTCTCGTACTCTCATTACCGCCGTTCCTCGCCGGTTTCATTATCGGATCACTCGCCGTACAGTCTTGGCCTGCGGTACTTTTGGATTTCTCCAAAATGGCCCTTTATACCCTCTACATGCGCATTTGCGTGGGGGTGTGTGATGGCTGCACTTTCTAATGCTCAGCGTCAGGTTCTAGGTATGAAAATGTTTAATGATACCTTTTTTGTTCCTTCTGTTTTTTTTGAATTTTATCATAGTAAGGATGATTTGCCGGGTAATCTGCGTGTTTTATTTGCGGAATTGCACGTTGCCACGATTAGATATCGGTTAGATTTAAATACGTGGTATGTTTGTTTTGTGTCGGATAATGATCATTATTATCCTCAATCATCTATGGAAGAATGTTTTAATGCTATTTGCATAAGATTGGGTGTTTTTAATGATTTGGACCGTATAGCAGAATTTGGTGAAGTTCCTGCTATGCCGTTACCAGACCGTTCGCTATGATCTTTTTCAAGACGCATTTTTACGCTATCGTCTGGCTCGTCTTGCTGCCTGTTCTTTTTTCCGGGCCAATCGTCGGGCAAAGATGTTTGAAAAAATAGAGTGTGCGAGTCTAGTATCACGCACACTAAGCTTGCGCCGCCGGTGGCCGACACGCAGGCCTGCGCCATTGCTGGCTTGGAAGCTTGCGCCGCCGGTGGCCGACACGCAGGCCTGCGCCATTGCTGGCTTGGAAGCTTGCGCCGCCGG